GCAGAATCTTTAGATACTTCTGAACAAGAGTATCTTATGAAAGTTTTGGAAGGTGATGAACAACTTAGTGCTATTTTTGACAAAGTTCTTTTGACCGCTTCCGAATTCTCTGGGGCTGGAGAAGTTGAAGGCCCCGGAACAGGTGTATCAGACTCTATACCCGCCAGACTATCTGACGGTGAGTTTGTTATGACAAAGAAAGCCACTGATCAAATCGGTGCTGATCAACTTCAAACAATGATGGATGAAGCTGAGAAAGCATATGATGGTGGTTTAATGACACGTAAGGCTAATGGTGGGCTTTTAAGTAAACCTGATAATTTTCAAGATGAAGAAATCAAGAAAACTATGATAGGTGCTAATCGAATGCCCAGCGTAAAGACTTACTAGAAAATATAATTTATACGGCTACCTTGTAGTACAAGCCCCAATTCTTCAGAAGACGTTTTGATTTGGCTACCTTGAAAACCAAGCCCCGTAAAAGGAGAGTAACATGTCTAACCCAGCAATCGAGGAAGAACAATCCAACCCCTACAATGCGAAGAAATCTTGGCATACGCCAGATGCTCCTCACAGAAGTAGCGCCGATAGTTTATACCTCGAAGATTCAGTAAGCGAACAGGCTACCCGAAAGGCCCCTGAAAAAGAGCCAACTGAAACACAAGGAAATTATAAAAAGCGATACGATGATTTAAAGAAACATTATGATAATAAACTTTCTGAGTTTAAGCAAAGAGAACAGCAACTATTAGCTGAGTCACGGGTTCAGTCTCAACAAGAATACCGCACCCCTAAGAACACTGAAGATCTTGCAAAGTTTAGAGAGAGTTATCCTGACTTGTATGACACCGTAGAAACTGTTGCTCACATGCGTAGTGAAGAACAGGTTCAAGGCTTACGACAACAGTTATCTTCCATACAACAGCGAGAAGCTGAGATTATGCGAAGAGAAGCTGAGAACTCATTGAAGAGCCGTCATCCTGATTTTGAAGATATTAGGGGTGATGACAACTTCCATGCGTGGGCTAAGGAACAACCTCGTCAAATTCAGGATTGGGTGTACAATAATCCTGATGATGCTTCTTTAGCTTCTAAAGCTATCGATATTTATAAATTAGAAACTGGGAAAGGACAGCGGTCTAAATCTAATAATTCAGCCGCTGACATGGTATCTACAAAAACAACAAGAGTAGATCCCGGCCAGCAAAAGATTTGGACTGAAACAGAAATTGCTAAGATGTCTCTGGATCAGTTTGATAAGCATGAAGATGCAATTCGTCAGGCTATGATAGAAGGCAGAGTAGTAAAATAACTTTATCTTTTATTGGAGTAATACAATATGGCTTTTAACCAATCAGATCAATATTTTGAACAAGCAACAGACACAAACGGTAACTTTGGTAACTCAGTAGCAGGTCAGACTAATTCTTTCTTCCTGCCAAAAGTATATTCCAAGCAGGTACTTAACTTTTTCCGTAAAGCTTCTGTAGTTGAAGCAATCACCAACACTGACTATGCAGGCGAGATTGCTGCTTTCGGTGACAGTGTACGGATCATTAAAGAGCCTGAGATCTCTGTTTATCAGTATGAGCGTGGCGCTGATGTAACTAAGACTGCTTTGACTGACCAAGAAGTTACTTTGATTGTTGATATTGCTAACGCTTTCAAATTCATTGTTGACGATATTGAAACCAATATGTCACATGTTAACTTCCGCGATGTTGCTACCTCATCTGCTGCTTACGCTCTGCGTGATGCTTTTGATGCTGGTGTACTTGCTTCTATGTTTGCTGGTGTATCCTCTACTGCCCCAGACCATATTATTGGTGCTGATGCTGCTGCTGGTACTGACGGTGTTAACGAAACCACAAGCTCTATCGATTTGATTGATGTTGCTGATCCTCTTGATGTAATGGCACGTATGGCTCGTCTTCTTGATGACCAGAACATTCCAGAAGAAGGTCGTTGGTTTGTAGCTTCACCTGCATTCTATGAAGCTCTTTCACAGTCTAGCTCTAAACTGCTGTCTGTTGACTACAATGCTGGTCAGGGTTCAATCCGTAATGGTTTGGTATCTTCTGGTAAGCTGCGTGGTTTTAACATGTACAAGACCAATAACATCGCTACACCTACGACAGCAACAGGTAAGTGTATGGCTGGTCACATGTCATCTACTGCAACCGCTCAAACGATTACAAGCACTGAAGTCATTCGTGACCCAAGCAGCTTTGGTGACATCGTTCGTGGTTTGCATGTTTATGGTTCTAAAGTACTGCGACCAGAAGCTCTGGTATCTGCTTTCTTTACCATTGACTAATAAGTTTGGGGGTGTAAAAGCCCCCATTCTTTTTAAAAGGAAATTACAATGCCACAGATAGGTTCAGATAATAACCCAGTATACTTTAGAAAAACTTTTGCAGGTAAAGGTAGTACTTTCCGTAAGAATATGGATATTGCTAAGTACAAGGAAAACTTTGATAAGATTTTCAAGAAGTCTCCTGAACCTGATAGTGAGATTGAAACAGCTCGCGCTAAAAGCAAAACCTTTTCAATGGAGCAAGATTGATATGATGATGATGATGTTTGAAATGGTAACAGAACAAGAACAAGAAAAGAAAGTACCAGACGGTACTAAGAACTATTCTTCTATTAAAGAACTTGAGAATCGTTTTGATAACTCTCAAGAAAAACAATGTTCTAAGTATGCTAATGAGCAACGGATGAAAAGTTATGGCTACTAACTATCTTTCATTAACTAATGAGCTGATAAGGGAACTCAATGAAGTTCCTTTAACAGCTTCTTCTTTTGTAAATGCTAAAGGTATTCAGCAGCATATAAAAGATTCTGTTAATAAAGCTTATTTAGATATTGTTTTAGAAGAACCTAAATGGCCTTTTCTTTCTACAGCTCTTAGTGGAGCTACCAATCCTATGTATGGTAATGTAGTTGTAGATGCTGTTGTAGGTACACGTTGGTATCTTATTAAAGAAGATAGTTCTGATATTACTACTGACTATGGTGACATTGATTGGGAAAACTTCCTATTAACCACTGTAGGTGTTGATGGTGAAACGTCCCCTTATGTAGCAGATAATCTACGTTTTACAACGATTGAAGAATGGAAAGATTATTTTAGGTTACAACAAAACTTAGATGAAGCTGATACAGCTAACTACGGTGTACCTACTCGCG